GGGCAACAGCATGGCGAGATTGAGCGCCACACTTGCGGGCTTTCAATGATTGCGCCAAGCTAATACGAGCAGCAAGGGTCTGCGCGCTCTCGCTCGCGTTCAATATATCGGCGCAGCTCCGCATTTTCCCATTTCAAGCGGCACACTTGACACGGATTGCCTTTGTTGCACCTGGGCGGGTGCATTGCTCTGTATCTGTCTGCGTTCTTGCATTTAACCATCATTCAATCTCCTTCGCTTCCAGCAGCGCCAGCAGCAGGGCGACGGCTGGGAGTGTGTGAAGCGCGCCTGATTGCGTGCAGCGCTCGTGCCCAAAACAAGCCCAATAGCCGCCCGGTGCGGTTTCCAATGACCATTCCGGCTCTATTACCTTGGGCAACTCCCGCTCTACCAGTTCAACTGTGGCGTCTAGGCTGGCGGTGTATTTGTCTGAAGTGAAATTCACCGCGCTCTTTCCTTCACCGACTGCGACCAATGCCGTGCCGGGGAGCGGTCGCCAAGCGTCTGGCGGGAAATTTCGCATAAGCCAGTGATCGGGGTTGTTGCGCGTCTTCGGGCAATCACGGAACATTACCGCAATCTCCGCATCCACCTCTCGGCTAGGTGCGGTCAAGGCTTTGAGTTTTTCGCGTAGGGCCATCACTCTCCCTCCATCTGATCCCGAAGCCACAGCGAAGCAGCCAATGCGTTGCGGCCTTCCTGCGTGTTCATGGTGACGTGAGCGCTCTCCGCATCCGCCGACTCGATCAGCCCACGGATGACTTGGTTGTGGTATTCGGCGGCGGTTTGAGGAATCCATGATCCTGAATGCCAGTCCGCGCCCGTTAGGTTGTCCAGCGCGTCTTGAACATCTAGGCCGTCTGCTGTGACAAACGAAAGCAGAGCCTTCGGGACCAATACCATTTCATCACTCATCTTCATTGCTCCTGTTGGTGAGGTTAAACCGCAACTTTTGCTTCATTGCATAGGCCAGCCGGGCAAGGTGGCGCATGTCGGACCTGCCCCACCGTCTGACAGGCGCGCCAAGCCAATTCCACACCCAAGACGCGCTACGATCCGCGCGCTCGCAAATCTCGGCCATGCTGAGACTGGACTGCCAAAACATCGTTTGCGCGGCATACCGGCAATGCTCGACGAAATCGCAAGGTGCGAGCGTCATGGGGTCCAGTTCCGCAAGGGGTGGTGGGATATGCGGATCGAGCGAGCCTGTTATGTGCAGGGCGGTCTTGTATGAAACATCCATCATTCCCCTCCATCCACTACAGAGCGGAGAGCGTTTAGATCAAACTCGCGCACCCAGCGAATATTCTCCCCGTCATGGTCGTCAGGATCGCGCAACAACAGGCGCGCAGCAGCTTCCAGCTTGTCGCACCGGGCTTGGAGGGCGTCACGTTCCTCCTTCAGATGCTTCACGGCATCACACGCTAGTTGGCGTAGCTCCTCCGGTTGCCAGCCTGTGTTTTGCTCAGTCATTGTTCAATTCCTTAAGTGCTTTGCGAAGGGCGTTTTCTGCGTCCTCTTGGGCATTTACGTCGCGCTCTATGTCCTCCAGTTCATCTGACAAGCGGCTCTCAATAACAGTATTTATTACTTGTAGCGCCGCCGCCGCCTCCACCACCTTCAGCAGCGCGGGCAGGTTGTTTACGGCTTCGACGATAAGATGGGCGTTGGGGTGCTCGCCTTTTGTCCAACCCTCAATAGCGGCGACCGCATAACACGCATTGCCGGGTTTGGTCGCGCCAATGCCGTAAAAATGATTAGTTTCTGGCCATGCGCCGGTTTCAAAAACCTCCCAAGGCAAAGGCGTTGCCGCCTCAAGAGCCTGTTTCAGTTCTTCAATGGTCATTTCAGAAGCCCTTTGCGCTTGAGACGATGTAGAGCGGGATGAAGCCGAACAAGAACCATCCCCGGTGAACTTGGCGAGTGTTGCCACCGCCCGTAATCCAGTCTTTGCGAATAATCATGTGTTCCTCCTTAAAAGTCCGCCAAGCCATCAAGATAATCGAGCGCGATTTCCTCGGCGTGGTCCCAGTCTTGATCTGTGAACCCGCGATCCTCAGCCAGCGCGCGAAGCTTCCAAGAACGGGATGCATGCTCGCCGCCCGAAGGCAATTGAGCGATTTCGCGGGCGAGATGTTGAACGGTTTTCAGGGCGTTTTTCATAGCTGTTTCCTCCTTGTTTGCGTTATGCCCTTGGCGCTGGACGCAGCATACAGCGCCAGCGCAACTGACTTGCCGCTTTGTCTTGGTGGCGTAGTGGTCATTTGCTAACCCCCCCCTGAGCAATCGGCAGATCATCGAAGCACGGCCCATCCATCACCGGATCGCCACACCCGCCCGTTGAGAAGTCCGGGCAACATTCCTCGCAAGTCGGGTTTGCGTCATTGAGGCGCGTATCAAAGCCCGTCCAGCGCAGCTCTGATGTATCATCACCGCACCAAATACATTCAAGTTGCTTGTTCATTCGCTTGCTCCTTCTCTAGTTCTTTCAGCTTCAGTTCAACCTGGTGAAGCCGGTTAAGCTCCCCGGCAAGCCAGGCGGCGCCGAAACCCGTGGTGACGCTGATCCAATTACCGTTAGCGCTCTCGATGCTGTGCCCGTAGGCGTCATCTTTTACTGTCCAGAGTTTTTTCATCGTTTATTCCACCAAATCATCAGGCAAATGAACGCCAGAAACGGCACGCTGAAGCCGGGCGGCGCTGTTGCGAATGCGAATATCACCATAGGGACCAGCAGCCACGGCAGCGCGAGGCGCAGGATGATGAAAACCGGGGCCAATAGGCTGTTAACGATATTGGTCATTCGCCCCCTCCAATTCCAAAGCCATCGCGCAGCCGCTTCCAGTTGTCCTCGTCAACGGCGAAGCCCTTGCCCCATATCGTTTTGATCGTGATGCCAAACGGGCGTAGTTTCTGACGCGCCCTGGAGATAAACACCTTGATGATTTCGTTGTAGGGTTCATGTCCTGCGCGGTCGGAATAGAGCGCGTGCATGATCGCCGGGTAGGTCACTGTGCGGTTCACTGCCAACAGGCGAACGATTGTCTCCTGGCTCTCGGTCAAGTTCCATTCAACCGGCGCTTTCTGCGTTTCCGCTGTCAGCTCTTGCACGTATTGCCGCAGGGCTAGGAATTCGTCGCGGAACTTGCGAAGAATTTCCCTTGAAGGCTCGTGAGCGTGCAGCTCGATTGCGCTGTCCAAGATAGCGTCAGACATTAGGCACCTCTCTCCAGCCGATAACCTCGGGCTTGATGGGCTTGCGGTATTTCTTCGTGCACACCTTCCCGTCGATCACGATGCAATGGGAGCCGAAGTCGAAGAAACCAAATTCATCCTTGGCGCGCACCAGAAACGGGCGGTCGTTGGGTGGGGGGCCTATTTCTAGGGGTGTAACGGGTGCGTTCATGATTAAGCTCCTATTCATTGACTGCATATCAACAGATGAGTGTTAGCGTGTCAAGCGGGTGTGTGATACTATCAAGCATCTTTTTTGGGAGAGCACTTTATGTTCTTGTTTTTGTGGACTGTCTTTGTGATTTACCTGACGCCGGTTGCCCTGGATGCCCTGAGTCGCTGGATTGATCGCGAGCGTTATGAATTTTCCGCGTGGGCCTGGCCTTGGGTGGCTGGCCTTGAGATTTATCACCGGCTCGATCAATAATGTGTCGCCCTGGCTTGCAGGTCTATCCCATGTCTCAAAAGAAAATATCCCCAAGCCTGCTCAAGCACGATTGGCATGACGAAAAAATTCCTTGGCGGGAGGATCACCTACAGATGGCTGCGGTCCAGTACCTTCGCCGTGAGCGGATCTTGTTTCGCGTCGGCTTGGAGGGTGCGAAACGCAAACCTTCCGAGGCTGGCAAACTGAAAGCGCTGGGGCTTGAGTCCGGGCCGCCTGACATTGATATGTATTTTGATAGCGGCCGCACTGCTCATGTCGAATTGAAGCGGGCTGGCGGGCGCGTGAGCGAGAAGCAAGCGCAATATCACGACGAATTAAGGCGCCTTGGTCATGACGTGTACGTTGTCAAGGCCAAGACGCCTGCTGAGTGCGTGGAGCGTATCGAGAGTATTGTCGCGGAATATGAGGGCTGGGCCTAGCTGGCCCAAAGCCAGAGCACGTAGGCTAGCACGCCGATCGCGAATAGCAGGTTGTAATAGTTTGGGCGTTTCATAATTGCGCCTCCTGCTCCCACTCTATGCTTTCAGTCCGCGTCCCAATGTCATTTATAACATACCGGCCCCCTTTGTTTATTGGGACCCGTTGCGCGCCTCTGGTCGGGTCTACAACTCCCGATGTCTCACAGCCAACCCAGAACGGGTCGTGCGATTGTAAAATCACCCCGTGTTTGCGGCTGAGGTCTGTTAGCCCTGCCAAAAACGCCGCCTCTGCTTTTTCAAACTCTTCCTCGGTCACGGGCTCTCCTCCTCCCAAATCTCGGTTTCTCCTGGCTCCACATAGCCGGTCTGGCGGCCGCCTATCACCAGGACGGGGAAGTCATATTTTGACGCTTCCCGGCCTGCTTGCGTTGCTGTCAATGCCGTCACCTCGAATTCGTGTTCGACCTCGATCAGCACGCGCTTTTTGATGAGGTAGGTTGTCATGTTACCGGGCCGTTTCCGGGGCCATACGGGTTCGGGCTTTCGCCGTTCAGCTCCCGGCGCAGTTGCATCAAAGCGTTGACCATTTCGTCCACCGCTTTCGCGGCGTCGTGGCGCGTCTCTGCGCGAGAAATGTATCGGCCTTCGAGCCAAACACCTTCCGTTTTCCATTCAGCTTCCATTAAAGCCTCCCAAGATTGCGACTGTGATGAAAAAGATGATCGCGGCATGTGTTGCTTCCGCGAGGCGCTGGCGAAAAGTCATTCGTCACCTTCCGTTGTCGGCAAAACAACAACATCTTCGACAAGGTGAACCGTGAGCCAGAACAGTTCGTTGGTTTCCTTGTCTTCAAATTGGATTGTGTAGGTCATGGTTACTCCTCCAGGGTCAGGCGATAGCGCTTGCCGTCGATTTCAACCGTCTTTCCGTCGCAATCGCTGCGCGGCTCGTCGGCTTTGAACGGGTCAAAGCCGAAAACTTCTTTGAAGACGTGAGGGTCAAAATTCGGGAGCTTTTTTGTCAGCTCGCGATCACCTTCCGTGGCATTTTCCCAAGCATCAACAAAAGCGGCTTTCAAGGACGAATACGCCTTTAGATATCCGCCTGTCGTCACGTATGACGGGTGCGCCTCTTTTTCCTTGTCGGTCATATCGACCTCGCTCACCCACCTTGTAGGCTTGGCGTGCATCCATTCGGGCTTATCTGCGCTTTGCCATTCTTCGCGCGAGCACGGTTTATTAAAAACCAAGATTTCGCCAGGCGTGACGCTGTTGCAATGGCCGGTGTTCCAGTTGCCGGTGTTCCAGTCGCCGGTGTTCCAGTCGCCGGTGTTCCAGTCGCCGGTGTTGTAGTCGCCGGTGTTCCAGTTGCCGGTGTTCCAGCTGCCGGTGTTGTAGCTGCCGGTGTTGTAGCTGCCGGTGTTGCGGCTGCCGGTGTTGCAGCTGCCGGTGTTGCGGTTGCCGGTGTTCCAGTTGCCGGTGTTCCAGTAGCCGGTGTTCCAGTTGCCGGTGTTGCAATGGCCGGTGTTTGTTTTTTCTTCCATGGGTTCACTCCTCGTTGTTAAAATGCCAGCTTGCCCGAATTAGGTCTAACATGCAAAACCCGCTGCCCCGACCGTCGCACACATTCGGGCCGATTGGCGCCACCGCTGGCAGGCGCCTGAAAGGAGGGGGGCGGGTGTTCTATTGTGGGTCGAGGTCTAGCGCCTCCCTGATGGCGTCCTGGACGCCTGCCCTGCCGCTTGCAAATGCCTTGAGGCGGTGCTCTTTCTCTGATTCATGGATCTGCCGCATAATCTCGCAGACTTCTCTGTAAAGGCCTTCGTCAATTTCCTCTGCGTCAACTTTTGGTTTTCCGCATGGGTGGTTGATCCTGCCGTAGAGATAAACCTCTCGGGGCTCCTGGCGCGCGACCTTTTCGACAAGATCGGCTATTGCGTGAAAGATGCTCATGTGTCCACCTCCTGCAGCATTGCAGCGAACGCTGCGTCAAAGTCGTGCGGCGAGATCCAGTTGGCCTGGATCGGCTCGCCCTGGGCTTCTTTGCCGTAAAGCACTGCCTCGCGGTTATACATTTGCGCGGTGCGCTCGCATTCCTTGTGACATGGGTAGCCCTGGCCGCGAGCATAAAGCCGGTTGTTCAGGTCGTAGACGTGGAACTCGAACAGGCCGCTGGGGTCTTTGCCTTGGGCAATCATGCCTCCTGGTCCTGTGCTAGTGCCTCACGCGCTGCGATTTCGGCCTGCACGCTGTTCGGGTATAAATCGCGGGACGTGTAACAGACATGCCCGCTTGCGGTGACAATTTGGTAAAACCACAAACCTGCACGCGGGCTAAACACGCCTGCATTTGTGTGAATTTCCACTATCTCATATGTCCGGCTCATGCGTCCTGCCCTCTTGCTTTCGCGATTGCTGCGCGGGCCTTGTCTTCCCATACGCCATCGGTAGCCACAAGCGCCAGTTCCAGCGCTTCCAGCAGGTCCGGGGCGGCGGCGACCAAGCGGGCGTTGGCTTCGTGGTTCACGGCGCCGTCCCAACTGTCCATCGTGGCCAGCCAGTAGTTTTGCGGGACGGCGCGAATTGTCTTGGTGCTTTCTTCGAAGCGCCAAGGGCCTGGGGTGTGTTGGTTGGTCATTTCGTGCGCTCCACCTTCAGCCAATAGATGCCCGCCCGGTCTGACAGGCGATATTCTGCCAGCATTTCGACGGCCTCGGCTTTGGTGTCGAACTCGTCGACGCATTCGCTCGGGATGCCGAACTCGCGGCGCATGATTTTATAGGTCCTGGTCATGTTGTTGCCTTTCGTGCTCGATGATTTCACTGACGTAGGCGTCACGCTCGTAGCCAATGTCGTCTTCGTACAAGACCATTGTGCAGTTGGTCTTGGGCTTGAATGCGATGAACCGACCGCGCCGGAGCAGGTGAGAGCCCTTCCATTTGCCGGTATCTTCGCGGACGGTGATGCGATCGCCCGGCTGCAGCTCGCTGACGGGCACACGCTGGGTCGGGTTGGTCATTACGCGGGCGTCGATCATTGTGCGGGCTCCATGTGCATGCCGGTGTCTGCCAGCATTGCGCGGAATTCGTCCAGGAGAGCGGGCAGGCGAGCATTCAGGGCGGTGTCGCTCAAGAGCTGCTCCTCGGTTGCGTCCGGCCAGCACGCGGACTTGCGCGCGGCGGCAATTTCGCCCTGGGCGGCCCAATATTTCGTGTTCGCGATATAGTGCAGCGGGCCGGTGTCGTCGAAAAGATGGAACCGCACGAGCGGGGCCAGCTCTGGGAAGTGCTCGCGGATCTCGTCATGCAGGCAGCCGCAGGCGCGCCGAATCTCTGCAGTTGCAGAGAATGAAGCATGCTTGTTTCTGCCATAACGCGCATAACTGATATAGACCTGCATGCGCACGTTGCCGATCTGGCGAAAGTCGCTTGCCCAGTCGGCGCCAGATCCGTCGGCATTGTACGGGGTGAGCGTGCCTGGGACGCCGTTGATTTCGTGTTTCGTTTCCATCGTTACGCCTCCACGCTTTCAATCGTGCAAACGCCAACGCGGTTCCCGTTGATATCACGGAGCGGCGTTTCATCCGTGGCCATGCCAGCCTCAATCAAGTCGGCCTGGGCGCGCAAGATGCGCGCGATCTCGGTTGCGGGCGCGTCTTCAAAAGCCGCGTTGCCGGTCTCAAGGGTGATCGTTACTCTGTCCATGTTGGTGCTCCTTGGCTTGTGTTGTCTGTAGATCAACATATGCCGGGGGCCGTGTCAACACCGCCAGGGCAATTAATTCCAGAGGGCTGACCTGTTATATTTCAACGATTTAGCGCGGCTGACCAATTAATTCCCTAATGAATTCAATAAGTTCAATTATTTCCTAATTTTTTCCTCGGTGTTTTCTTAATGATTTCAAGGGGTTCAATTTTTTCCGGGAAATAAGTACCCCACACAGATACACCCACACCCAGAGAGAGAGATAGAGAGGGGGAGAGTGTTAGGGAAAAAAGGAAATATATAGAATTATATATATTTTTATAATATATCTTATTGTTTCTACACGCTTTTTCAGCCTCTAATTAATTTCTAATTAATTTCTTTTTTCCGGGAATTAATTGAAAATTATTGTTGTTGACTCAGGGTCAACGGTGTGTATGGTGGGGGCGTTGATGTAAAAAGAGGGACCGCAATTGGCATGAAGGTATTTGAGAAAATTGGGCGTGTGCTGGATGATGTTATGGGGTTGGACGGCACCGCTGCCGGTCCCGATATAGCATCATGCGTAGGGTTTAGCCTCTTTATTGTGGCGTTTATCGCGCTGATGTGGGCGCTCTCGCCAATGGTAGCCGCGTTAATTGTTGCGGCCCCCTTTGCTGGCTTGGCGCTCTTTTGCATCCTGTCTTTTTTGAAGGTGCTTTCCAGGGCGGTGCGCAAGCACTTCTTTGAAAAATAATTCTTGACCAGCCACCGCCTTTCTGTGTGGTGGGGGCATAGCAAAGGATGAATAGCTATGAAACAAGTTAGCGAAATCATCAAAGACGTGAGCCAAGCCCTGGTTCTGTTTTTTATTGGTTGGGCGGCGCTGTCCGTTCCTTATGGGGGTTGATGTGAACACTTTTCAGCACGGTCCGAAAAAACTTTCTTCGCGCGCGGCTCGCGCGGTTGCACTGATGAAGTCAGGCGCGCAATTCGTAAAGCGGTTGGAGCGTGACGGCTACACGGGCCGCGAACAATGGAAGACGCGCCTGATGCAGAACGGCAGCGCGGTCAAGGGATACGGCGCGGCGACATTTCGCGAACTGGGAAGCCTGGTTCAATACACTGGGTATGGAACGAGCGTTAGCTCGTATTACAAGCTTGCGGGGGTTGAGCTGTGAACATTCCAACGCTAGACGCGCCGCGCTACGTGGTATCAGCGATAAATGCGGCATCTGGCCCGCTTGGCGCGAGGCGCCTGTTTATTAGGAGCGAGCGCGCGCAAGAGTGGTTGTGCGAAAACCTTGGCCTGTGTACGGTCGACAATGAGTCGACTGTCTGCGGTAGTACGGTCAACTTCGACTGGCATTTGCAACGCTGGTATGTGCGTCCCTAAGCCCTTTCTCTTTCCCCTCAACTTGCCCTGGCTTCGGCTGGGGCTTTTTTTTGGGCGGCGGTTGGTGTATGGTGTGGGGCTTCTGAAATAGAGGTTTGTAGATGGCACTGGGACGCAAGACAGGCGGGCGCAAGAAGGGCACTCCGAATAAGGTTACTGCGGACATGCGCAAGGCCGTGGTGGAGGCTTTCGACAAAGCGGGCGGCGTGGAATACCTGGTGAAGCTGTCGGTGGAGGATCCGCGCTCGTTTGCTAGCCTGGTCGGCAAGGTGATCCCTGCAGAGGTCAAGGCGACCATTGACGCAAGCCCTGAGATGCTGGCCAGCCTGGAAGCTGGGCGCAAGCGTGCGTCCGATCGGGCCAAGCCTGAGAGTTAGAAACTGGAACGTGTGAGAGGCCGCTCAAATCGGCGGCACCATCCGCAAGGATGCGAACCACGCTAGAGCCCCGGTAGTCGCGCAGCTGCCGGGGCTTGCTTTTGGGCAAAGAAAAACCCCGGCGCGGTGGCCGGGGTCTGTGTGTTAGTCAAGCTTAAGTATCTTTCGGGTGAGGCGCGCAAGGTGACTGCCTGCTGCTGACCCGTGGCGCATGTCCCATTTCTGGAATGCAACGCCGATAGCGATGCCGATCAAAAGTCCGGTTAGCAAGATTTTGCCGCCGTTAGGGCGCGCTCGAAAGTAACGCCTTGTGCTATCCAGAAGTCAAACACCTCCTTTTGCTCTTTTGTGAGTTTCCGCTCCGCGCGGACTTTCTCTTCGCGTGTCATGTCTCTCGCTCCTATTCGAGTTAACGTGTCTTTATAGTTCGCACTATTGACCGCTAGTCAACGTGTTGAATGCAGCACACTTGTGTTGTATTTATCCCACATGCTAGACGCGCGCCCTAATCCCGATATCGAGCTGGCCAAGGCTGTGGCCGAATACTATGACGACCCCCTGGGCTTCGTCCTGTTCGCGTTCCCGTGGGGCCAGCCTGGGACGCCGCTGGCTTCGATCAAGGGGCCGCGTCGGTGGCAATGGGAGTTCTTGGAATGGCTGGGCGAGGAGATTCGCGGGCGGGGCTTCGATGGCGTCGAGGCCGTGGAGCCTATCCAGCGTGCTACGTCTAGCGGGCACGGAATTGGTAAGTCGGCCCTGGTCGCGATGCTACTCAACTTCATCATGTCGACCCGTCCGCACTGCAAAGGCGTGGTTACTGCGAACACGTCGGATCAGCTGCGGACTAAGACCTGGGGCGAGCTGGGCAAATGGCTGCGAATGAGTGTGACGGCGCACTGGTTCGATTTTAACACCGGCAAGGGCAATCTCTCGCTCGTGAGCAAGAGCCATCCAGAGACCTGGCGCGTGGATGCGCAGACATGCCGTGAGGAGAATTCGGAGAGCTTCGCCGGGCTGCACGCTGCGAACTCCACCCCGTTCTATATTTTCGATGAGGCGTCGGCGGTTCCTGACAAAATCTGGGAAGTCTCTGACGGTGGCCTGACTGACGGCGAGCCCATGCGCTTCGTGTTCGGCAACCCGACGCGGAACTCTGGCCGTTTCTTCGAGTGCTTCAACCGCCAGCGCCATCGCTGGGCAAACGTGCAGATTGACTCTCGGAGCGTGCAGGGCACCAACAAGAAACTACTAGATCAGATGATAGAGGACTGGGGCGAGGATTCGGACTATTGCCGCGTGCGTGTCCGTGGTCTGTTCCCCAGCGCGGGCGATTTGCAATTCATCCCAACAAGCGATGTAGAAGCGGCGATTGCTCGCGACACTCCCAACCCGGCCGATTGGTCGGCGCCTGTTATCCTGGGCGTGGACGTGGCTCGCTATGGTGACGACAACACGGTGATTCAGCCGCGCATCGGGCGGGACGCGAAGTCTTTCCCGGCCAAGGTCTATCCGAAGCAGTCCACGATGGACACGGTGCACCGGGTTATCGAATACATGGATGAATTCCGCACGCTCGGCCATGCGGTCGATGCGGTTATCGTGGACGGCGTGGGCGTAGGCGGCGGCGTGGTCGACCGGCTGCGCGAGCTGGGCTATCCGGTCCACGACGTCAACGGGGGCGGGCAGGCCACACGCTCGGACAAGTACCGCAACAAGAACGCTGAAATGTGGGCGGGTATGAAGGCGATGATCGCTGACGGCCTATGCCTGCCGGATGATCGCGACCTGGTGGCGGATCTCACGGGCCGCGAATACGGGTTCACGGAAAAGCACCAACTCCAGCTAGAGAAAAAAGACGACATGAAGAAGCGCGGACTGTCGTCTCCTGACCGGGCCGACGCTCTAGCCCTGACATTCGCGGTGCCTATCAGCAAGACATACCGCGAAGACATGCATAACCGCGCGAGTGTCGAAACCGAATACGACCCGTTCGCTTGAGGTCACAACAACGCTGTGATATATTCGCCACATGTGGAAGCTACTAATCATATTCTTCGTGAATGGCGAAATGGTCGAGCGGCCTGAAGCGTTCACAGACTTTGAGGCTTGCGCGCTGTTCGCCACCCAGCTAGTCGAGGAGCGGGGCGAGCCGCCGGTCGGGTTTGGCCTTGCATGCGTTCGCGTTCCCGAGCCTGAGCGCCAGGACATCTAAGCACTGTTGCAGCGACGACACACTTGTGATATCAAGGCAACTCGATATTGCTATGAGGTCGCAACCGTATGTGCTCCAAGCCCCGCATGCCAGCACCGCCACCGCCGCCAACTATTCCCGAACCGCCGAAGGCACCGGGCGTTGATTCGTCCGTTGAGGTGCAAGCGCGTCAGCGTCAACGCTCGCGCTCTGGTCGCCGCGGCACGATCCTGACGCAAGCGAATCAGCTAGGCGGCGGCAACACTACGGGAGCTACGTTGCTCGGTGGCGGATAACCCGAAACACACTACGCCCTGGCGTCGTCGCCTGTCCGCGCTCAAGACTGAGCGGACTGACTTCGAGTCGCACTGGGAAGACATCGCGGACTATATCGCGCCTGCGAAGCTGCGCCTGTTCACGTCCGACCGGAACGATGGGGGCAAGAAGTACGGCAAGATTGTCGACGAAACCACGCTGCTCGCCCGGCGTGATTTTGTTTCTGGGATGATGGCTGGCCTGACCTCCCCAGCGCGCCCGTGGTTCAAGCTCGGCACCAATGACAAAGACCTGAACGAGTTCAAGGCGGTCAAGGAATGGCTTGAAACCGTCGAGCGCCGCATGTTGCTGGCTTTCTCAAAGTCCAATCTCTACCAAGCGCTGCCGAATGTTTACGACGATGTGGGCACGTTTGGCACTGCGGCAATGGGCGTAAATCACCGGCCCGAGACTATGATCTGGTGCCGCCCGTTCAATCTGGGTGAATACTGGGTTGCCACGAATGAGTGGGGCCTGGTCGACACGTTCTATCGCCGCACGACCATGACGGTCGGGCAACTGGTCAAGAAGTTTGGCCGGGACAATGTGAGCCGCACGGTCGGCAATATGTGGGACTGCGGCGACGCTGACGAGGCCATTCCCGTCATTCAGGCAATCGAGCCGAACGATACGCGCATTCGCGGATACAAGGACGCGCAGAACATGCCGTTCCGGTCTGTGTGGTTCGAGGAAGGCGAGAGCGGCGGGGCATTCTTGGAGCAACGCGGCTTCGAGGAATTCCCGATCATGGCGCCGCGCTGGTATGCGTCTCAAACGGACAGCTACGGCGTGGACTGCCCCGGCATGCTGGCCTTGGGCGGCACAAAGCAACTGCAACACGAGCAGCGCCGCAAGGCCGAGGCGATCGACAAGATGGTCAAGCCGCCGATGGTTGCGCCGTCTGCCATGCAAAAGCGCCCGGTCAACCTGTTGCCGGGCGGCATGACGTATGTGGACGAGGTGACGGGCGGGACGCAACTGCGCCCGGCTTACGCCGTTGACCCGCGCATTGGCGACCTGAAAGAGGATATTCGCGAAGTCCAGCAACGCATCAAGGAAAGTTATTTCGTCGATCTGTTCCGCGCCATCTCCATGCTTGACCGGCGCGAGATTACGGCGCGCGAGATCCAAGAGCGGCACGAAGAAAAGCTCCTCATGCTTGGTCCGACGCTGCAGCGCATGCAGTCCGAGCTGTTCGACCCGCTGATCGACCGGACGTTCTCGATTATGACGCGCCCGGAAATCGACGTTCTGCCGCCACCGCCGGAAGAAATTCAAGGGATGGAGCTGCGCGTGGAGTACGTGTCCATGCTTGCGCAGGCGCAGCAGAGCGTAGGCGTCAACGCTATCGAGCGCACGGTCGGCTTCGCGGGCAACCTGGCTGCAGTAAACCCGACCGTTCTGGACAAAATCGACTTTGACCAGGCCGTCGACGAATACGCTTCCATTCAAGGCGTTCCGCAATCGCTGGTGCGCTCTGACGAGGACGTCGAGGCGCTGCGGGCTTCGCGTGCGCAGCAGGAGCAGGCGCAGCAGGCGATGGCGATTGCTCAACCGGCTGTCCAGTCCGCCAAGGTTCTGAGCGAAACCAAGGTCACGGACGGCGGCACGGCGCTGGATAGATTGCTGGGAGGCGTCTAGTGAAAGGCGAGGACGCACACGGCCAATACATGCACGACCTAGAAGACGTGCTGAAAACTCAACACGGACGACGTTTGCTGTGGCATATCATCAACAAGTGTGGTATTTACGCAACGACGTTTAGTAACAACAACAGTATTACGTGCTATCGAGAAGGTGCTCGTGCTGTTGGTCTGGCACTGGCGCGGGACGCACAAGGTGTCCCGGAATTGTATTTCAAAATGCTGGAGGAGTGCTCCGGCTTGCAGGATTACAGAATAGCCAACGCTGCTGGCAAGATGGACGAAAAAGGAATTTTTGAAGATGAGTGACGAAACCGAACTGGCCGCTACCGAAACAACCGACGCGGAAGCTGGTGACATCACTGAAGCCGTAGAGGCGAACTCCACCGAGCCGACCTCAACGGTTCTCACCGAGGGCGACGACGCGCCGTCTGAAGGTGAGGAAATCGCAACTGACGAGCCCCAGGGCGCCCCGGAGTCTTATTCTGACTTCGAGATGCCGGAAGGCTTTGACGTTGACTCGGCCGCTCTTGAGGCGGCTACGCCAATCTTCAAGGAGCTGAACCTCGATCAGGGGCAGGCGCAGAAACTCGTTTCTGCCTATGCCGAGATGGCGGGGAAGCAAGCTGAAGCAATGGCAGAAAGCCACACCGCACAGGTGGAGACTTGGACTGCAGAGACGCAAAAAGCCATGTCGCAAGAAGACATTGGTGTCGCTATTGCAGGTCTCAAGCGTTTCGATACTGACGGTGAGGTTGCAAACGTGTTGAACTCGACTGGTCTGGGGTCTCACCCGGCCGTGGTTGCGTTCTTCAAGCGCGTCGGTGAGAGCACGTCTGAGGACAGTTTCGATGGCAAGCCTGCGGGCAAAATCGAGCAGTCCATTGAAGACAAGCTCTATGGTAATCGCGGCCAGTAACGGAGGACCTAACTCATGGCCACTCTCTCTAATACGTACCTCGATCTTGTCGATATCTACCGTCGCCAAGATCCCGATGGTTCCATTGCGGACATCATCGAAGTTCTCATGCAAGAGAACGAAGTCGTTCGCCACGCCGTTGCGCGTGAGTGTAACGATGGCACCAAGCATCGCCACGCCATTCGCACGGGCCTCCCGTCCGTGTCTTGGGGCAAGCTCTACAAGGGCGTCGCTCAGTCCAAGTCCAACACCCAACAGGTCGAGGACGTAACGGGCTTCGTGGAGGCTTCCTCTCAGGTGGACACCCGCCTGCTTGAGCTGGCTGGCAACAACGGCAACGCTCTGCGCCTGTCCGAAGCCAAGCCGTTCATGGAAGCCATGAACCAGGAAATCGCTTCTGGTATCTTCTACCACGACCAGAAAACCGACCCGGAGAAGTTCACGGGCCTCGCGGCGCGTTACGGCTCCCTCGGTGGCGGCCAAGCTGGCAACCAGATTGTCGACGCTGGCGGCACTGGTTCCGACAACACCTCCATCTGGATGGTGACGTGGGGCGAAGACACCACCGGCCTGCTGTACCCGGAAGGCACCCAGGCTGGCGTCAAGCACGACGACAAGGGTGAGCAGCGCGTTACCGACGCTGACGGCAATCCGTACTACGTTATGGAAGACTGCTGGCGCTGGAACATTGGCCTGTACGTCAAAGACTGGCGCTACAACTCCCGCGTTGCCAATATCGACGTGAGCAACCTGCAGGCTGACCCGACCAACATCGACGGTTCTGGCAACGACCTGTACCACTTCCTGCGCAAGGCTTACTACAAGCTGCAGAAGCGTCGTGCGATCACGGGCGAGAACAAGGGCGGCACGGTCATGTACTGTAACCGCGACGTTCTGGAAGCTCTCGACGCACTGGGTTCCAACGGTGGCGCTTCGGATAACTTTATCCGCCTGAAGCCGATGGAAATTCAGGGCCAGGAGGTCATGTCTTATCGCGGTATCCCGATCTATGAGACGGATGCGCTGCTCAACACCGAAGCCCGCGTAGTCTAAGGAGGGACACGATAATGGCTATTTTCTCTGAAAACCTGCTGCTCTCCGACGATCAGGCAGTCACGGCTTCCGCCGCGTCTACCAATCTGATCGACCTGGGCGCTATGGGCACCGTCTACGGCGCCGCTGCAGCTCTGGAGCGTGATCTGGGCCGTGGTGCTCCGATCAACTTCCTGATCCAAGCCACCGAGGCGGCCACCGCTGCTGGCGCGGCTACGGTTCAGTTCGCGATCGAAGTCGACGACAACGATTCGTTCTCCTCTGCCAAAGTCGTGGCTCAGTCCGCGGCTGTCGGCAAAGCTGATCTGGTTGCTGGCTGGCAATGGAACGTTCAATACCTCCCGAAAGGTATCGACGAGCGTTACATGCGTGTCTACTACACCGTGACCACTGGTCCGCTGACTGCGGGCAAGTTCACGGCTGGCATCACGATGGGCAACCAAGATGACCGTTAAGGTCAAAGCCAAGGCGCGGGGCTTCTACGGGAAGCTCCGCGAGCCCGGTGAGGAGTTTGTGGTCCAGTCCAAGGACGAAATCGGTTCTTGGATGGAAGGTCCCAAGGCTCCGCGTGGCGAAAAAGCCGCGCCGAAAAAAGACTAATGGGTAGGGGGCTTCGGCCCCCTGCTTTTCCCTAACACGGCCGGAGGGCAGGCATGTCTTTTGTTTCGGGCTCTAATGCCCTTACGGATTGGATTTACGCCAAGGGCGGCCCTAATACGGACGGGTCGGTTCGTGTGCGTTACGGGGAGAATGTATTCCAGAGCGAGGAGCGCATTGACGGGCTCTGGTGTCGCGAGGTCGATATTCAGCCGGGCACAAATGCCGGGTGGATGGACTACAACGATACGACCGGCGACGTTAGCATGACTGCCGACACATGGACGACCATCCCCAATAACGGGCTGGGCGCGTTCACTAACAAGGCATACCCGCCTCACGGCATCACTGAGCTGATGGACGTTAGCACGGGCGCGATTGATCCAAGTGAGCTGACGCTTGGCGACTTCATCCTGATCCGAAATGACTTCACGGTAACGCCGCAAACTAACAACACCTCGCTTGACTTCCGCTATACGCTGGGAGCGGGCGGGAGCGCGTACACGCTAGAGCAACAGCTTGGCCGCCTGGACCGTGGCGCGGGCGTGGGTTATCGCTTCTCTTTGCGCATTGATAGCATTTACATGGGCGATGCGAACACGCGGGATAACCCGATCGGCTTGCAGGTTAAGTGTTCTGGCGCTGCCACGCTAAACAATGCGGGCTCTGTTATCGAAGTGGTGAGATATAATAATGGCGGTTAAGGTATTCCGAGACGACGACGCGAACGCGGTTATCATCGAAGTCGGTTCTGATGGCGCGGGCGGTATGCGCTTCAATAACGAATTGCGGGCCATTGGTAACGGGGACGGCACTTGCTCAATCCTCAATCCGCCCAAGTCAACGGACAGCTCAGACTTCACGGAGCTTTTCGAGGTTCCATTTGGGGATTTTGTAGATGAGGACGGCAATGCGCTTGGGGGCGATGAGGTTTCAACGTGTAACGCGCTGAATGCCATTCTGCGGCAAACAGGCGGCACGGGCGGTGTTGCGCCGGTAATTACATCATCAACGGCAATCACGGTTAGCGATGGCGATCCGGTAAACTACGAGCTGGTAGCCACCAATGGCGTCGGCTATGAGTGGTCAAACATCCCGGCTGGGCTGTCCATCCAGAACGGCAATCACCGGAAGCTGATCGGCACGATTACGGGCGGCGTGGGCGTCTATACCCCGACCATGACGGCCACAAATTACTATGGCCAAAACACTGAAACGCTAACCATTACCGTCACGTCTAGCTTTGCTAACACAAAGTCAATCGACTTTGAAAATCAAGATTGGCTTGGCGCGAATGCCGCTTTACTCGACGCAGAATTGGGGCGCTCGGGTAACGGCTCCGGGTCTAGCGATGCTTGGACGATTGCAAAATACTTCAAGGGCGGAACGGCCAGCAACAACAGCCAGACCATCTTCTATTTTGGCGACAACGACGTCACTAACGCTGGCCATCTGTATCTGCGCTTTCTTGGCGGCTCTGACACGCTCCGTTTCCATTACGGATCACAGAATAACTATCTGCGATGGGAGGCGGCGAGCAATGCGCTACCGGCTGGCACGTGGAAGCACGCAATGGTCTGCTATGACGGCGGCACAACAGGAAGTTCGAGCGGTTCGATCAACGACTACTACAGCCGGTTTACCGTGTTCATTGACGGGGTAGACGTAACAAGCGCAGGAACTTGGTCACACTCAAACTATGGGTGGTCCGGGGGCATTGATGCCGACAATCTGCGCGTCGGTCGCTATTCGGGCGGCAACTATATGCGCGACTGCCTTGTGGATGAAATCGCTATCTGGGGCTCGGACCAGTCCGCGAACGTCGCGTCGATTTACAACAGCGGCACGCCGCATGACCTGAGCGCGTTAGGTACGCCGCCGGATCACTGGTGGAGAATGGGCGACGGCGACACATACCCGAATATTCAGGACAACATCGGCACGGCCACGTTCGTTATGTATAACATGACCGCCGCTGACATTGTGAACGACGTACCGTAAGGTGAAACATGGCCCGCTCCGACGTATCAATTTGTAACCAGGCCCTTGGGCACTTAGGCAACCATTCCAACATTCAATCCCTGGACGAGGCGAGTGCGGAGGC